TGCGCTGCTCAAGGCCATGCAGCCGTTTGGCGTGACGGCCGGCGCGATGGCTGCGCTACCTGACATCAGGTCTCCCCGAGGCGGCGCCTTCGCCGGGCCGGTCAAGCAGTTCCTGTCAGAGCTGGCGGATACCTTCGGCCTGTCTTGGTCCATCGTGTTCGGCGAGCTACAGATGGTGCCGGTCAACGGCATCCTGGATGGCGACACCATCGAGCTGACAGCCAACACCGGCTTAGTGGGGCTGCCGCAGCAGACCATCGACGGGATCATGGTGAAGTGCCTGCTCAACCCGCGCATCAGGCCCTGTCGGCAGATAAAGCTGAACAACGGGTCGGTGCAGGAGCAGGCCATCAGCCCGGGCTACAAATATGTCGGCAAGCGCCCATCCATCGACGCTGACGGCCTGTACAAGGTCTGGGCTGTGAACCACTCCGGCGGCACGCGCGGCAACGTCTGGCACAGCGATCTGGTGTGCTCGGCGGCCACGGGCATGCAGCCGTTTTCCTCCACCTTCATCGCGCAGAGCATCTATGGATCGTAAGGAACTGTGGGCCGACCCTGAAGAGGCCACGCGCCGCGCCATGCTGGCGCTCCAGGCTCGCATGTGTACGGCCCTGCCGGGCTTCATCTGGGACTACGACCCCGGCACCAACACGGCCTCGGTGCAGATCGGGGTGTCCTCCATGGCGAAGTCCGAAGGGGACGCCTACGCCGCGTCGCCCTTTCCGCTGCTGCCCGACGTGCCCATCCAGTTCCCTGGCGGCGGCGGCGCGGCGCTGACCTTCCCGCTCAAGCGTGGCGACGAGTGCCTGCTGGTGTTCAGCTCGCGGCCCATCGATGCCTGGTGGCAGTCGGGCGGCGTGCAGCGCCCGGGCAATGCCCGCATGCACTCGATGTCCGACGCGGTGGCGCTGGTCGGACTGCGCAGCCGCGGCAACGTGCCGCCCGACATCAGCACCACCGAGGTCCAGCTGCGCAGCGACGACGGGCTGGCCACGGTAGGCCTAAACCCGACAACCCACGCTGTCACGATCACGGCGCCCGGGGGCATCGTCTTCAACGCCCCCACGGTCACCGTGAACGCGGCCCTCGTGCAGGGCACGCCACCGGGCGGCGGATCGCCGGCGTCCACCTTGATCGGCCCGCTGGTCGTCACCAACGACGTGACAGCCGCCGGCAAGAGCGTTTCCACCCACCACCACACCGAACACGACGGCCCATCCACCTCACCACCGGTCTGACCATGCGCTACAGGAAACTCGACGCCGACGGCGATTACACCCTGGGCACCGGCGCCGATTTCCACCAGGACAGCCCGCAGGCCGTGGCCCAGGCCGTCCAGACACGGCTGCTGCTTTTCACCGGCGAGTGGTTCCTCGACACTGACGACGGCACGCCTTGGGACACGGAGGTGCTGGGCAAGTACACGACGTCCACCTATGACGCGGTGATCAAGTCCCGCATCCTGGGCACGCAGGGCGTGGTGTCCATCGACACCTACGAGAGCAAGCTCGACCGCCAGACCCGCGCGCTGAGCATCACCGCCACGATCACCACCGCCTACGGACAAGCGGCCGTTGCCGCCAGCCTCGCCTTATGAGCACCATCGCCCCCGTGATCGATGCCAACGGCATCCAGGTCCCGCCTTTCGAGGACGTACTGGCCTTCCTGCAAGGCAAGTACCGCGAGATCTACGGTGCCGACGTGTACCTGGAGAACGACAGCCAGGATGGGCAGTTTCTGGGCATCATCGCCACGGCCGTCAACGACCTGAATGCCGCCATCGTGGCCGCCTACAACTCGTTCAGCCCGGCCACAGCCCAAGGCAACGGCCTGAGCTCGGTCGTGAAGATCAACGGCATCTCACGTGCCACGCCGTCGAACTCGCAGGTCAATGTGAAGCTGGTGGGCCAGGCGGGCACCACGGTCAACGATGGCGCCGTGACCGATGTCAACGGCTTCCGCTGGCTGCTGCCGGCGGTGGTCACCATCCCGCCGGCCGGCGAGATCACCGTCACCGCGACGTGCACCACGGCCGGTGCCATCCCGGCAGCCGCAGGCACGGTGAACCAGATCGCCACGCCCACGCTGGGCTGGCAGACCGTCACAAACGACGACCCGGCATCCATGGGCGCACCGGTCGAGAGCGATGCCGCGCTGCGACGCCGGCAGGAAACCAGCGTGGCGCTGCCGAGCAAGACCGTGCTGTCGGGCATCCTGGGTGCTGTCCAGAGCCTGGACGGCGTGACGTCTGCGGTGATCTATGAAAACGACACCGATACCACCGACGCGCTGGGCCTGCCCGAGCACAGCATCGCGGTGGTGGCCCAGGGCGGCGACAGCGCAGAGATCGCCCAGGCGATCATGCGCAAGAAAACGCCCGGCACCGGCACCTACGGCACCACTTCGGTGGACGTGATCGACGACGTGGGCCTGACCCATGCAATCAAGTACAGCGTGCCCGAGGACGTCCGCACCGTCGTCAAGGTTCAGCTCAAGCCGCTGTCTGGCTACACCACCCAGGTGGCCAGCGACATCAAGGCAGCGGTGGCGGCCTACATCAACGCCCCGAGCATCGGCCAGGCGGTGTTCCGCACCCGGCTGTTCATGCCCGCGCAGCTCAACGGCGGCATCGGCTCGGCCACCTTCGAGCTGGTGAACGTACTGATCGCTGAGCACCCGGCAGCGCCGGCCGCGACTGACGTGCCCATCGCGTTCAACGAGCTGGCGTCTTGCCAGGTGTCGGACATCGTGATCGAGATCGTCCCATGAGCGCCTACACCGACCTGATCACCAGCGAGCACGCCCAGCGGCCCAAGTTCGCGGCCATGGTGGAGGCCGTCACAGGGTGCTTCGTGGGCGCCCAGCAGGCCGCGCAGGCTTTGCGCGAGTGCTTCGACATCGACACAGCCGTGGGCGTGCAGTTGGACGCGGTCGGGCTGTGGGTGGGCCTGTCTCGCCGGATTCGCTCGCCGCTGGCCGTGTACTTCAGCCTCGACACGCCCGGCCTCGGGCTCGACGAGGGCTCATGGAAGGGTCCGTTCGACCCAGACGAGGGGCTGGTCAGCCTGGACGATGACACCTACCGGCTGTTCCTGAAGGCGCGCGTGGCGACCAACCACTGGGACGGCACCATCGAGGGATGGAAGTCTGTCATGGACTTCGCCTTCGCTGGCTCGGGCTTCACGGTCTTCATGCAGGACCACCAGGACATGAGCATGTCCATCTACGTGGCCGGCACGCCGCCGCCTGCAATCCTCAAGGAGCTGCTGACCGGCGACTACCTGCCGCTGCGCCCCTCCGGCGTGCGCATCAACGGCTACTTCATCAGCAGTGCGCCGGCGCCGCTGTTCGGATTCGACGTGCAGAACGACTACATCGCAGGCCTCGACGCGGGGGCCTGGGCCATTCCATTGTGAGGACACATGAGCAACCAATTCAAGGCATTTGCCACAAGTGGCGGCGCGAACGCGCTAACCCCCACCGCATGGGCGGCCCTTACCAGCCTGCTGGCCAACGGCTTTCAATCCGGTGTGGCCAAGTCCGAGGAGGTCAATACCGCGCTCCGTCAGGCGGCTGCGATTGCCAACCTCATCGGCAATTTCATCAACGATCAAGGGTTTGATGCGCTCGATGACAGCAACGCGGCAAACCTGCTGATCGCGCTCAACAACGCACTGCGCTCATATACCAGCGCAAGCAAGCCAACTCCGACGGTCTATGCGACAGCCGGTTCATTCAGCTACGCGGTGCCGGCCAATGTCAAGCGGATCCGTGTCCGTGTGTGGGGAGGTGGTGGTGGCGGTGGCGGCGCCTCTGCTGCGGGGGGCTCTGGTGCTGGCGGCGGCGGCGGTTACGCCGAGGGCATCTACACCGTGGCACCCGGTGCCACGTTGACCGTGCTGGTAGGCGCTGCTGGTACTTCTGGTACGGGGTCGTCCAATGGTGGCGCAGGTGGCACCAGTTCGGTCACGGGCGCGTGCTCGGCCTCTGGTGGCCAGGGTGGTGCTGGCAACTCCGGCACCGGAAGCGTAGCCGGTGGTAACGGGGGATCTGGCACCGGGGGGGAGATCAACGTCAGTGGCACCAACGGCCAACCTTCGATCATCTTCGGCACCAACTACGTCGGGGGCGGCTCCGGTGCTGCCTTCGGTTCCGTGGGTACCTACTTCGCTGCCAGCATCGGCGGCCCTGGCTCTCAGCCTGGGTCCGGCGGCTCGGGGGCGTCTAACAGCAACTCCGGGGGGGCGGGCGCTCCCGGCATGGTTGTGATCGAACCCTTCTAAGAGGAGAAATAAGATGGCGCACTACGCAAGGCTGGAAGACAACGTCGCAATGGAGTTGCTCGATCTTGATGACAACATCCACATCGACGGTCTGTTCAGCCCAGAAATGGTGTGGGTGATAGCCCCCTTGAACGTCGAAGTGGGATGGGTCTACAACCCGGTCACCGAGAGCTTCTCCGCTCCACCCCCGCCCGTGTTGACGCCTGAGCAACTGCTCGCATTGGCGAAGTCCACGGCCTACGATCGCCTCGCGCGCAACGACCGTGTGCTGGTCCGGTGCCTCAAGGCTGGCGTGCCATACCCTGCCGCCTGGGCCGTGACGGACGAGCCGCTGCGGAACATCGTCAGAGCCGCGGAGTGGTCACCATCGCTGGTCATCCCGCCACAGCCCGATTACCCCGCTGGGACCTGACCACCAGCCGCCTTCGGGCGGTTTTTCTTCGCCTGAACCTTGGAGTATCAATGCCTGAACCAACAGCATCGGTTGCCGCGGCCGCTACCCCCAGCGCCGTCGGCGCCGTCATCGGTGGAGCCGGAGCGGGTCTCGCCGCTGGCGTCCCGATCCCTGTGATCCTCGCCGCAGTCGTCGGCGCGGTGATCGCCGTGAACCGGGGGGAGCGCATCGAGCTGACGCTGCGCGGCCTCTGGTCCACGTTCTTGGCCTTCGCGGCCGCGCTGGTGTTCGGCATCTTTGGCGGCCGCCTGCTGGGCATTGGGTTCGAGCGAGCGGTGCACAAGCTGTTCGACGTCCCGCTCGACGGCCTCGGCTCTGACATTGTCTGCGCCCTGGTGCTGGCCATGCTGAGCCATTCCGCGATCTTCCCGGCCATCGCGCAGCGCCTGGGCGTGGAGATCACCAAGAGGGGGGTCCAGCCATGACCATCTTGATCATCCTGCAGGTGCTCGTCGGCTTGGCTGTGGCGGGTGGGGGGCTGGTGCTTGGCGCAACCGCAGTGGACCGCCACACCCCGTGGCCCGTGAGTTGGCCGCTGGTCGGCTTGGTGGCCTGGGCCATCTGGTTCGCTCTGGTGCCGTTCTCCCGCGGGCCTGACAGCCTGCCTGCCATAGCCCTGGTGGCCTTGGTCGCCTACGCACTGATCTGCCACAGTTGCCGCGTTGTTGCTGCGCTTGGCCTTCAACGGAAGGATCCGACCCATGGCTGACGCAATCCTCGACAGTCTCCTGAAGACGGCCATTGCGCCGGCTCTGGCCCTGCTGCCGGGCACCATGGACACACCGCTGGCCCGCCGTCACCTGCTGGCCATCTCGCTGCAGGAGGCTGACGGCACGGCGCGTTTCCAGCGCTTGAACGGAGGTGGCAAGG